ATTATCTTTTCTTTTCATTTAGCAGAAAATTTGCTTTACAGAACAGGTGCTGGAATTGCCTCAGGAATCTGGGGCACTTCTCTTATTGATGCTGTTGCTATGGAATTGATGTTTTATACATGGTATATTTCTGTTATGGATGGCAGAGGCGAGTTGAAGAAAACAACTGTAGCTCGCTTCCGCGAAAATGTTGCTCTCTCTTTGTTTGGAGATGATCTTTTGGCCACTTTTAGTGCAGAGGTCTTGTTTCTCACCCTCCGAATTTTTATTCGTTATACGATGAAAACATTTGGAGTGGGTATTACACCTGGAAACAAGTCCGAAGAACTATATGACCATTGGCACATACTCAAACTTGGTTTTCTTTCCCGAGCTTTTGTTCCTCTTCCGCACCACCCTTCAATCATGACAGGCAGGCTGAAAATAGAATCCATCTCTGGTTGCCTTTATGGCAGCAAAGACGTTACAACAGGTAACATGCGACAATGTCTGGAGCAGTTGGCTCCGGAGATAGCCCTATACGGGCCAACCATGTACCTAAAGTTTAGAAACTTCGCCGCTCAGGTGGCGCAACGTTTCTCCGTTCGGGCAGAATTGCCCAATCATCGGGAGATACTCTCCCTTCTGGCAGAAGAGAACCTTTTGGTTTCCTCCGCTGCCGTTTTAGATATGCCGATTAGTGGAGATATTAAGTTATACAGAAATCTTTACGCGTCAGCTAAAAACAATTTATCCGGTCATTATACCAGTAGTTACTTGCAAGAATACGAAATTATCCCGCAATACTTTATCATGACTGATCACCCCACTACATCATCTGCTCAAGCAGTTGATATGACGGTGCCATCTGCCCTCCCTGTTGGAGCTGCAATAGATGGTCCCGCCCCTCCTTTAATCAAACTAGGAGGCGCGAGTTTCAAAAGAGTTACACTTGGAAACCGCGAAATGAGGATGGCAATTGCCTTCTTCGCGGAAGATCCGGGCCGCATGGTTAATCCCGGAACACCATTGAAAGCATACAGAAGGCTCCTTGTGTGTCTACTTGGCAGTGATTACAACATTGCCTGTCTGGTAGCCATGAAAGGAGGTCGGACAGTCCCTAACAACCCCAAAGGATTGTCTCTTCTGTATGAAGTCAGAGACCTCACTGTTGCACTCAAGCCATGTGTAGAGCCCTTTGGCGGGAACGAATTGCGTGCTTCATTCTATGCAGCTCCCTTTGCAGAAAGAGACTACGTAGATGTTCACATCAACAACCTTCCCCCCTTAGCTCACTACACCAGCGAGGTTCTAGACTACATCGACGGACTTATCACCAAGAACCCACTTGCTGAACTCAAAGATTTGCATGCGGCTTCCATACCACAAGTAGGGGAGACTGCCGGAGACGCATCAGGAGATACTCTCACTGCTCCGGCCAACGCAGCTGTTCCAGTCGCTGTTCTGGATTCAACCACGTCGTCTAACGATCATATGCCAATTTCAGTCGAAACCGGAGGGATTTCCCCAATGGGACTGAGCAAAGTCGGCGTCTTCTACGACGCCAAGACGTTGGCCTACCAATATGCTCCCGTTAGTACTATGCAGTTGTCTCTAGATCAAGTTGCAGGAACAAAAATTTTTGAAGTTTTTGCCAATCCGTGGGCTGCCGGAACCAACATTTCACCAGCCATGTTATCCTGGGCTCAGCTTCACGAGTTCTATACTGGAACCATCCACTACAAATTCAAAGTAGACGGGACGGCTGGTTTCACAGGTAGAATTTTGGTGGGGCAGTTCCCTTCAACGACAATACAGAGACTTTCACCGCGGCCCAACTCAAGAGATTGGGATGGGTCGAGATGGATATCTCGCAGACTAGTTCGATGGAACTTAGTATCAAGCCACATCACGACTTTTACGACGTGATTTCCCAAAGTGCTTCTGTAGACAAAAACTACGGACGCATTGTTGGGATAGCCTATACGACTTTCAACAATCGTTATGGCGACTCTGGAATCCTCAATTTCACCATTGAGGCCAAGTTTGGCGTTGATACTATTTTCACTGGAATTGGTTCTTCTGTGCCGTTGCAGGGACCTTCTCGTACCATTGGAGGTTTTGTGCCTTTGAAAACAGGACTTATTGAAGAACATTTCATTTGTCTGGATGGTAAGTCTTCCTATGATCCCATTTGCTATGCCCGTAATTACAACAAGCGCTCTCGCGCTGTGGACTTGGGCCGAAATCGCATTGGAATCCAGAAGTCGACTTTCACCCAGCTTGCTTGGAGAGGTACAGACGGAAAAACACCCGAAGAAGCTGATATCAAGCTAAAACTGTACTCCGTTTCAGGACTTGCCACCGATTCTGACTTCAAGGTCATGAACAACAG